CCGCCCATACGAAACGCGTCCCAACCACCACCCTCAACCCACCACCACAAAACCAAGCCACCCAAAAACAACCTGTTCACAACTCAGAACCTGTGGACACACTCAACCTGCACTGGCCACCGAGCACGGGCCGGGCTCGCGGCTACTTCAACCGAAGTGTGGTCCTCTTCGACGCGGGTTGTCGGCTCGATTCTGTCAGACGTGGATCCACGCGAGTGGTTCTCTCAGCCTGATGCCGGCCTGTGAGGATCGCTCACCGCAAGCCGATTGCAGCAGCATCCCTGCAGCCAGCTTGATCGTCAGAGTGCGGATGATTTCAGGGACGGGCTTGAATGGCACTGTGTAGACAGAGCCAAGTGCAGTGTTGATCTCGCTCTGCGCCGATCTCGGTGCTGGAAGATCAGGCTGTCGTTCATATTGAAGGAGCTCGTGAATCCTGCCTCGGCACGAATCTCATCGAGTGAGCAGTAATTGCCCCAGTCCTGGCCGCGTCGGGCTTCACTGTCGGTGAGCGCAGTCTCCTCGTTCGTGCTCGCATTGAAATAGGTTCTGCGATACCAGAACTCGGAACCACCGGAGGTGTCAGTCATGTACGTCGACGGTTGGTCAGGATCGATGTCCCGTGTAGCGAGAACGGTGAACTGGTCATCGGCCGGCACTTTCCCGTCCACGTTGGCCGCTCGGTAGAAGTGAACCAGGTCGCCAAGTACCCTTGTGACATCAGCAAACGTCGCGTGTGGGTGCTTGAGCGGACAAACCAGCGTGACAGTCGTGTCGTCGGCAAGAGACTCAACTACGGCTTTCTCGCACTGCTCGCGGGCCAGTTCGCCCACGTAGATGATCGATCCAGCCTCATACCCTTGAGTACTCGCCACCTTGATCGCAGTCGCCCCCTCAGGAACGCCCTCGACTAGTGACGTCCGTTCACGGATGTTGTTGCGGCTGAATGAATCTGCTTGAAGTGTCGTACTCATATTCTCTTCTGAATATACATCAGATTGTGAAAATGAATATCAATAAGACGATCGTAACGAAGATCAGCGCAGCGATTAGCCAGAGATCCACCCCAGGAGCCGTCACCGCCATCTTCGGTTGCTTCAACACTGTCGCTGCGAGTGCATTCACTGCTGTCATCTCGCCAACCGGGTCGTACGTGAACAGCCCGATCCCTACTTCATCGGCATATGCGACCGCAGCTTTGCTGTAACTCGACGCAGCAAAGAAGAACAGCGCCTTCTTGGTATCAGTACCCCGCGCGCCGTAGAGCTGCTGCATCTCGGGTCTGCCCGCAGCGCCACGCTTCCACTTCACCTGCGCCAACGCCCGTGATGATCGAACGTCGATCCCGCCATCCGCTCCCCCGGTCGTTGCGACCGCATCAGTAAAGCCCCAGGACTTCATAACCTCGGCGGCGTTCAATTCTGCTTGGTGCGGCGTAGTTATGTACTGCATCTGTTCTCAATTAAACATACTTCGCATTTAGCATCCAGTGTCCTTCGAATAGACGACAGTCCAGGACTCTCACAGATGCTACTATCCGCCGATGGGAATCGAGAATCGAAGAAGGACAGCATTCCGACTGGTGCTCCTTTTCGGCATACTCACGATAATATTGCCGAGTTGCAGTACTGAATCGCCGGGTACTAGTGAGCAGATTCCAGCATCTGCGCAGATATCTGACGAGGGTTTTCACATCCAATTTGACGAATTGACTGTCGAAGGTACTGGGAATAGCGGCGATGTAGGGGCACAAGCTAGCGTTGATCGGAACGGCCACAGCACCATCGAGGGCAATCAGAACATGCTCACAACGATCAGCGACCGATACCAAGTCGTCATCGAGGATTCCGATGGGCAACCGAACGCTCCAATCACCTTGCGTTTCCGCGTCGATGGGGAAGCAGTCCAGAGTGCAATAGATTCCGGGGGCGAGGTGGCAGTTCTCTCAGAATCGGCAGGTGCAGATATCCCATCGATGGTAGAAGCGCAGTTCAACCCCAACGACTCGACGGTGACGGCAACGGTAGACCATCTCAGCTGGTTTCAAGCTGTCATCTTCAACACCAATGAGTTCTTGAACAAAGCAGGTCAGGGGATCAAGGAAGTCCTGGGGACCGGGTTCACCAAGCCTGCCTGCGTTGGAGATCAGATCAAGTATTCGACGTACAGCATTGAAATATCATCATTGACAGACGATGTGGCGTGGACATGCCTACGCTCCACGCTGCCGGGTGAACTCGACTCCCCTCAAACAGTCGAGCTGCATTCGAACTCGCCAGTGCCTTGGGTGACTTCTAGCGACCCCTCCCCGCTTACTATCAACAAAACAAAAACCGACAGTCAGAACCGCACACTCGCAATAGCCTACGAGCAGCTCATGGGTTCAGACGTGAAATTCCTCGGTCCGGGAGATGTCCTCACCCTTGATTTCAAGCAATACGTCGGCTCACCTAAGTCGGGCACACTGACACGCGACCCCAAGCTTGATAAAGCAGCTTTTACTTCATGGGGGTATGCACACGCTCTAGAAAGTATCTCTTCCGTTCTGTTCCCGCCCGCAAAGGTGATCAAGGTCCTAGCTGGCTGCTCTTCAGAGATAAATAGCGCTCTCGATGCAGTCCAGGCCGTAGCTAACTGCGGGAAAGAATTCGGATCAACTGCAATTTCATTCGTCCTAAGCAGAGCTGTGGTGTCGAAGATATATGACCTGAGCGCAAAATTCGGGCTGGACAACATCCCCAACAGCGCAACATGGAAAGTGTCGCGCGTCGGAGGAGAGACCGGTGGAGGCGAAACCAGCGCTTCCCCGAGTAGTAGTGGACCCGCTGCTGACTACGCGCCCAAAGAGTGCGGTCCCGTTACCGACCGTCGCGGCAAGACCGCGACAGTCTTGAACGACAACGCAGTCATCGACTGCGCAGAAGCTGTGTCTGTCATGAGTCAATACCTGAACGATCCGAACGTAAACGATCGAACCTACCGTTTCGACGGGTGGACTTGCTCAGTGCTTGGCGCAGCAGAGGAAGAGAAGATGGGGTACGTCATCAAGTGCGAGCGGGGCGACAACGCGACGATCATGCTCGCCACTCGGTGAGCGGGCGAAACACCCACAAGCGCCTGTTCGCACACACGTTCGATAGGTGCTATCGTCGCTGTCGCAGCGGGACGCGATTAAAGGGAAGCTTCTGCGTCCCGCTGCTAGCATTCGCTCAACCGTTTGCTCTACGCATACTGAGAGGCTGCTCCAAGTGTTCTGGTAGCAATCCCTGATCATCGCGGCTTCAACAGGAACGATCTCAGCGATCTCGACGCTACTGGCAATCAAGTTCACCAACAGTGCGGGCGATGCACGACTCAAGAACCAGCTTGACGCTGAGAACACGCGGGCGATCGAGTCCCATGCCAATGATCGCAAATTACGCGCCGATGAGGCCAGAGCGAAATTCGAGCGCCATGTCAACGATCGAATTATCGAAATCTCCGCTGGACTGATTGCGAAAGCTGAAACGCTTGGAAGCCTCTACCAGAGCGCTTCTTTCGACCTTTTGGTGGCTCAAAATACATACAAATTCAAACTCGATCCCGATGTGTCGGAGGATTTGTCGAGGGAGTTCAACGAGAAGGCCAATGCCCATATCGAAAACTTGCTCTCGATGCCGCTCGAAATGAAGATAGCCAGTGCCGAACTACGCCTGATCGCCCCAGGCCTTGTGGAAGTGTCTGCGCGTGAACTCGTGGAACTTGCCGAGGAAATATATCCCGATGGTGAGCCATCGAACCACCGCGATACTAGCGACAGGCTCACTGATGCAATCGACAAGCTCGTCAAGGCGACACGGGCATACATTGACGTCTGAGTAGCAACGGAGAACATCATGAAAGAACGACTCGACAAGTGTCCCCTCGACGGCGACCTACCTGACGGCACCTGCAAGTACGTCGGTCGCGCATACCGCGAGGGCTACGGAGTCTTGTGTAAGCAGCACGACTACCGATATCGGGTATACGGCAACCCTTACGCGAAGCCGCTCTCTAGCAGGGCCAAGGAACCAACATACGCTGAGAGCGCGGTCGAGCGTGCGGCTGGAAACTACAGTAGAAATATCCCGTCGTAGCAGTAGATCGGGGTCGACGGCATCGTCGCTCTGCCGCTAGCTTTGATTGTTCACATCGAACTCGACGGATGGCCACCCTTGGTCATTCACGCCCCGTACGCCGGTCAAGATGTTTCCAAGAATTGACGTGGCGTCGGCCGCTCGTTCGTTAAATTCGGCTCGTGCCCCACCAAATAGCGCGCTGTGTTGGATCATCTGTCGCATCGTGCCATCTGACCGATCTGCTATATGCCTTAGATCCATCGGGAAATTCCCCATAGTCGAAGGCATATCCCTAGGCGTGCCGTTGGTGTAATCGCGAACTAGATTGAACCCGTGGAATGGATTGACACTTACGGACATTCGGTTCTGCAGCCATGAATCATATACGTCCGAGAACCACGGTAGATTGCTTTCGAATCTCTGCGCTCGAACGTACGTGTCCAGTAGTTGCCACTTACCAGTCAGACTCGCCCAACTCGATTGCAGTGACATGCTTGGTTCGACACCATTATTGATTCGACCCAATGAAGCCTCGATTACATCAGCTGCTTCGCGCATCGAAACTCGAAGCTCGTCTGCGGATTGAGTAATGTTTGTTGCCGCACCTACCGGTTCAAGAAAGGCTTCACACTCCCGCTTGATTTGCACGAAGCGCGCAATGACGATCCCACCCTCTACATACAGAATATTGATGATGTCCATCGAGCAGTACTCCAGTGCTGCATCTGAGAACGTCTTCCACGACGTATCCGTAAGGCTCCGAACACGATTCAGCTGCGCTCGTTCTTCACGGGCATCCGTGATCGCACTAATCCCAAAGAGAGCGAAGGGCACGCCGATCATGAACCCCATAGCCGATGTCATCGCGTTGAGCAGGAATCCATGGTCGCCCCACCAACCCCGACTATCTCCCACGATCCCGAGAACTAAGAGGACTGCGCCTGTCACTACCATCGCAACAGCAACGATCCGCAATATGACAGACGTGTCGTTCCAAGTGGCCTTTAGATTCACACCGAGGACACTATCCAATACAAAGACCGCCCTCTCAGGCGGGCTCGCATACTCTGGTGCGTCGTAAGCCTTACTTCGCTGGTGTGTTGGTCTTTGTGTCTGGAGCCTTCTTAGCGGCGTCCTGAGCGTCTTTGACGAGCTTTTCAGCGTCGATCTTGGCGTCAGCGAGGGCTTTCTCAGCCTCCTCAACCTTCAGGCCGGCCACTTCCTCCGCTTTCCCGATGATCGTTTTCGCTTCATCTTCGGCATCGGATTTGATCTTGTCCGCCTCTTTCTGAGCCTCTGCCACAATCGTTTTCGCTTCATCTTCGGCTGTTTCGATTGCCGAAGTCCGCTCAACTACTGTGCTCGGATCTTGAGCTGCGCCTGCTCGGATCAGTTCGTCGACGATCTTCTTGTCGCCTTCGAACGTGTCCCCTGGTTTGTAGTCTTTGCCGTCGTGTTTGACGGCGCTGATGAGTGTCACTTTTGCCATTCCTGATTTACTCCTTTCGCCTCTGATTGGGCGTGTATTTGTCGTTCTAAGCTGAGACAGTGCCGGTTGCCACTGATACCCAAAGGTTCCCAGTGCCAGCGACGTCACCTGCGTAGAGAGTCACCTCTTTACCTGCAGCGATAGAAGTGAGGTTCGAAACTCCTGTCACTGCGATCGCAGCTGATGTGTTGCTGTTGACTAGTTTCACTACAGCGTTGTCCGCAGGTGAGGCAGGCATACCGATACCGGCGTCCTGCTCATCCACGAAGAGAACAACTGAAGCGTCCGTCGGGACGTTGTACTTCGTCGGATTCGCTCCGACAACGTAGGTCTTGGCATTGCTACCAAGGCCTGGGTTGGCGGCGGTGTCTACCACCGCGCCAACAAGTTTCGCTCCCTTGAATCCTGGTTCAATTCGCGTCATACCGGCCCCTAGCTCGCAAATGCGTTCTTGATTAGGTAGTAAGCCTCAGGAAGCAAGAGCTGGTAGTTGTAGTAGTCACGAACGACGATCTCAGTCTTCGGAGGGTTGTTGATGTACTCCTTCGTGACTTCACGGCTGTTCTCGAGTTGGAACTTGTAACCACCGTTGATCTGCTTGCGGCCTGGACGATCTGTGACGTAAGCGAGCAGAACGTCACCGCTCCATAGTCGCTGGATGTCGTCAGCAAGACCTTCCTTGCCGAGGTTGGCTTTCGCCTTACCGATGAGGATCTGTTTGAAGCCGAACGGCGCGAAGACTCCGAGTAGATCCTGGTACCCAACTGGGCCTGATTTGGTCCATTTGAGGTAGTCGCGGATCTCAGGGTGGTTGATCAGCACGTTGTAGTCGTTGCGACCGAGTACGAGGGTGTTGAAGTCTACGAACAGTGCAGAGTTGACCGCTGCTGTGATGTCCTTGACTGGGTTCGAGTGTTCGAGGTCGCTCCACTGAGACTGACCGCTGAGTGTCCTGTTGTTCGTGACGATGCTCGTGTTGGTCACCATGTCAGTCATGGCCTTCTCATCGATCAATTCCATAACCGAAAGGATGTTTTCTGTTGTGTCGCTTTCTGGTTCGAACGGATCGTCCGTCTGGTCGTAGTCGTCTTTGTAGACGGAATCAGACAGAGAGTGCTCATTGAGCGGTTGACCTGGAACGAACTTGCGACTGAAGTTCACGCTCTTTGACTTTGAGTCACCAGTTCGGAGCGAGTTGTCCGGCATCTGAAGGTTCTCTTTGCCGTACTCACCGACGAGGAAGGTTGGTTTCTTCACTGGCACTGTCGGGAACAGCTTGTTCGCTATGAAGTCTTCCTGCTGGTTGAACCATGCGTTGGCGACGCCTGTGAGCTGCGTATCGATGTAGGTTGGTTGGTTTGCCATATTAAGTTGTCAGCCTTTCTTAGATCTTTTCGTTAAATTTGAAGTACTCGGCCACCTCTCCAGATGTCGTTGTACGTACTGCTCGGCCGATCACTCGGTTGCCAGTGGTTGTTGTTGAAATTGCGAGTCCAGCACCGTTTGTGGTGATGAGCGCGTCTTTGGTGATGTTCGCGCCAGTCTTGACTTTGAACGAACCTGATCCGTTGACGAGAACGACGTCAGCTGTGCGTCCTGCCTTCGGCTCGTTGTCGATCACACCGAGGATCGCGTCTGTGGCCGCTGTCGCCTGAACGACTTTGCCGTCGGTGTCAAGCTTGACCACTGTGTAGCGCTTGCCTGTGAAATCTGCTGCGGCCTCAGCACTGTAGTTCTGGCCGGGTTGGATAGCTGTCATCTATTTGTCCTCCTCTTCGTCTTTGATTCGTTGTTTCAACTCTGCGTCTGCAGCCAGGATGTCCTTGCGCGCTTGTGAATACGGCAGAACAGATCCCTTGTCAGCAGATGCTTTGATCATCGCAGTTGTCTGTGCGTGTAGCTCAGCAGATGCAGATGCGGTCACCGCTGCTCCCTGATCCCCGATCTCCTTGCCGTCGATCTCGTTCTTAGGGAGGCCGGCTAGAAGTGCTTCGAGTTCCTTGCGGTCGTCTCCACGTGATGCGAGAAGCTGTTTCGTCCAGCGAGTCTTGTCGCCGCTCTTGATCTGACCAGCTTTGATGCTGCGATCTACGATCTCTTCAGCTTCCTTGCTAGCGAGCTTGTTCGCGAACTCGTCAGCACGAGCTGCACTGGCTTTGAGACCAGCTAACTCAGATGCACTGATGCTCACAATCGTTGCACTAGCTTCGATTGGCGCAGCTGCGGCTTCTGCAGCTGGCTCTTCAGGCGACTCAACAGCTTCGGGAGTCTCAGGAGCATCCGCTGGAGCTTCCTCCAGTCCGAAAGTCTTGAGTTCGTCCGTAGTTAGATCTGCTTTGTTCTCGCTCAGGAATGTCTTCTCTTCCTCAGTAAGGTCAGCAACTTGTTTTGCTCGAATCTCCTTTAGATCCATAGGTTCTCCTTGATTTTGTTTATCACCGTCACCGGCAGCGCTCGCGCTGATTGCCTTCTCAGGCTTGATGCGCGAGGCTGTGATCGGTTTCAGTTTCTTGAAAAGTGGGATGTTGGTGAGAGCCGCACCCGTCAGTACGTTGTTGACGAAGTGGTACTCCTCTTCAGGGTCTTCCCACGGCCAGTCGCGTGGGTTGAACTCTGGCGAGATGTACTTCCATTCGCCACCCTTGATCGCTTCTTCAGCGGCTGGAGTCCAGTCAGGATCTCCGAGCAATGCCTCGCCGTCATCACTGACGTGGACATGCGAAATCCAGCCCGCAGCTTTGTCATACGATGCGTGGCCGTAGTTGAGAGGAACTTTCGGATCATCTGCAACCAGTCCGACGCCCGTCTGTACGTTGGCTGCGAACTGTTGTAGATCCTGTTTGGTGATCTCGAAATCACCGTGCCATGGTGTGTGCCACTCGCCCGTGCGAAGTAGCTCGATCGTCTTTGGTGCCTGACCTGTTGAATCAGCTTTGATTTTTACTAAGTTGTGGAAACCTTTTGCCATATGTCGTTAATATCAGGCAGGCGAGGAGAATTGTCAACACACACGCGTATTCATTTCGCAGAATCTACGACTGGCTTCGTGGGAAAGCTTCTTTCTAAAATACTCACAATGTTACCGTTTGAATCCATGCGATTAACAAATAAATCATAACTTACCTCGCCATCTGTAAGGAAGCGCCCTTTAGTGAGACGTCCTCCCGCACTATCAATAGTGACATTGTCAATGACTGTTCCCTGGACGAGCTCTACGCCAGGTTGGTCGGCTATCGATTGGTATACATTTTTTCGCGCACCAGTTTCACCAATTCTTGCTGCTGCATCAGAGAAGCCTGCATGGTCTGGACTGAGAACAACACTTAATGCCCTATTTATTCTTACTGATCTGGCAGCGCTTCGATGGCTGCTCTCACGTTTGGATCACTTGGGTCATATGCTGTTTTTAATGACCATACATCATTTCCGTTGTCGGTCTTCTGAAGCTCGTAAAGAGATAAGAAGGCCTTACCATCTTCGACACCGCGTCCGAGTATTACTTCGGCGCCAGCCTCGCCTATATTTTCACCCATGAAGCTCTGATTTTTTATTCTTGGGTAGTCGATTGGTGATGCTTCATAAACTGAAATGATTCCACCTTGTCCATTGCCAATCCTATTGGCCAGTTTATCAAACCCTGAGTTTTGTGGATCTAGAATTACCGACAAAAGTTTGCGTCCACGTTCAATTTCTTGCGCTGAATTTCCTTGAGCAGATGCATCGTAGAGATTAATTGAGTAGCTATTAAGTATATCTTGATCTGTATACGAAGACTTATCTTGTGGAAGTGGCTGATTAACTAATCTTGCCTGTTCTGGCGATAAGTGTTTTTGCATGAAAGCTAGTGAGTCAGTGCTCCATTCATCGAGCTTACCCGCGTAGTGCCCTACGCGAATGGAGGAATCTAGTACGCGGAACTCTTGAAGGCTCATTGCGTCCAGCGCGTCGGAAGTGAACTCCACCGGACCCGTGGACGCCTTCGGTATAGCGCCACCAGATGTTGCTGACGGAGCCGAGCTGGCGATTGCATCTTTCAGTTCATCTACTTGACTCGTGCTGTAGAGAAATACACCACCAAAGACCAGCATCCCAACCACCAGGACTACGCCGAGAGTGATTGCCACCGTCTTCCCCGTAGAGGTCTGAGCTTTCGGAGTCGCCTGGCCCCGCGATTCCTCGAAGTTACCGTCAGTCTGTTCGGGCACGGCTCGACTCCTCAATGAGAGATATGGAGCTTGGACCTTATCGCACAAATCGACCCTTCGGTATCATCTGTTTGAGTGACACCTCAGTACTGGTAATACACACCGCAGCGGCATCGCGGATGAGCAGCTGGCCGATCACTCCCGTTGCTGAACTTCTCCCCAATCTCGACTACTTCGCCATCCAACGGCTTGCATGCAGTGCATGCACCCTCTAGCGATTCCCACGTCTTCGTCTTCGCGCCGGTCTCTACAGCGAAGTTTTTCAGCCCCGTTTGATACGCGTTCACACTCTCCGTCTGCGCGATTATCTCGGCTCGTACAGGGTTGTTCACGACGGTCTTGATACGTTCGATAGTTCCAGCGACATCCTCTCCCCTGGCGATCGACTGTTTGATCGCTTCTCGGATGAGCTTGCGATTCGTCTCCGTCACCTGGCTCACGAGCGTCGCTACCTGTTCACGAGCAGCTACGAGCACTGTTTGAGACAACGACGAAACGCCGATGTAGATCCCCGATGCCAGTTCGCCAGCCTGCGCTCCAGTAGTGGTGAGCATGGTGATCGCATCGATGACGGCCTTCGTCAGATCGAACTCTTCGGCCTTCCACAAGTCGTCGTCTTTGTTGGCGAGTGGGCTGGCAGCAGCCTTGACGGGTTCAGGAACGAGTGACCAATCAACGTACTGTGGCGCTCTCTGAGCTAGGCCAGCGAGATATTCGGCCACGGCTTGCTCTAATTCCGCTTCGTGCAATAGAAGCGCTTTGAACGTCTCAGGATGAGCCTTGTAGCTGGGTTGCCAGTCTTCACTTGCTCGGATGCCTTGCGTCAGCTCACGGCGAGCACTAAGCAGCGCTGTTCTGTTCGTATCCTGTTGTGCCATATAAGTTCTCAGTTAGAAATTGCTTTACGTCCCGAGCATGGGCAAGGACAGCAGAGGCTTCGAGCTGCTTGGTCGCAGGTTCATCATCCTTGATCACTGTCTTTTCAGGCTGCTCTGGCTCAACCTTTGACTCTGGCTTCATCTGTTCCCGCGGCTGATCTTTGATGTCTTCCGGCATGTCAGGGAAGCGCAGCACTTTGCGGACGTGCTCTTCATCTTGATCAGTTGGGGTAAGGAGCTTCGAGCTGGTCATCTTCGCCACTGCCTCGGTGAGTTCCTGTACGTTCTCTTGACCGATCTGGCCGACCTTCCACTTCGGGTAGTCGGTGACGTTGAAGTTCATGTCGACGATGGCCTTGACCACCTTGTCGTTGATCCGAGCAGCTATCTGTGAAGCGATGGCCTGGTCTTGAAGCTCAAGTAGCCGGCGTTGGTCAGTCGATGCAGTGTACGAGCCACTTGATCCAGCTGATCCAATGTCGATGTACTGCACCGCCATGTTCTTGAGGATCTGGCGATCGTGGTGGGAGATTGATTCCTTCGGATCAGCTGTCGTACTGGCCATCATGTCCATGAAGTTGATGTCCCAGTCCATAGGTTCCTCGATGAATGCTCGCTCATTGGCTCGTAGATTCTGAGCAGCAATCTTGGCCTCTTCGCGCATCGCAGGCGTAGCGCCCTTCGGATACTTGATCTTCACGACGCCTAGCGCCTGACGCTCATGCTTGACCGCATCGATTTGGTAGAAGGTCTTCTTGTAGTACCAGTTCTGGTAGGCCGAACGCAGTATCGAGACACCCTGCCAGTTGTCGCCCTCTTGTTGGTGAGTGAGGACTAAGAGCTTGTCATCGGGGATTGAAACCGCAGTGCCATCTGCCTTGCGTTGCACGATTCCTGGAGTGCCGTCCTCTTGCGTCCACTTCTCGATCGTCGTCTGCTTGCGGTAAGCAATCTTCACCAACACCACACGATCGACGCCGTTGACGTTCGCCCAGTCAAAGACGAGTTCGAACACCGAGAAACCGAAGTCGAGCATGGTCAGAGCCTCAGTAAGTACCGCTTTCCAGTTGAGCACCTGATTGAAGTTGTAGTCGATGAGTTCAGCGGCAGCGGTGTCCTGCTCGTCCTCTCCCCCGGATTCAACGCTCCACTCAGCAGCGACGATCGGCATCTTCACCGCCATCAAGCCCGCATGAACAGTGGCGTCACCACGGCGCATCTCTTCGATCGTTCGCATCAGAGCACGGCCACGAAGCTCCGGTCGATACTCGTCACCAGTAATGATGCCGTTCAAGATCTGAACGCCAGAGTCCCCGAGTTCTAGTGGATTCTTCTTGGAAGTGCCTTTTGCCATCTACCTTCAATGTAAATCAGAACGATGAGCCGAACAAGCCCGAAGTGATTGGCGCAGTGTCAGTTTCGGATTCTTCTCCACTAGTTGGGAAGGGCTGAGCAGCATTGCCGATTAAGTCAATCATCGCGTATCGCCCTGCATCCATCATGTGGTTGAACATGTCGCGTGGCACGTTCAATGGCTCGCCGTTCTTGTCCATCTTCCAGAGGTAGTTGCGTTCCTCATTGATGATGTTGGTGGAGCGCTGGGTGACGTAGACCTGCTTGCTTTGGATCACCTGATTGCCGTTGCGGATCGAGTCAGCGCCCTTGACGGCTCCGATGATGTCAACCCCGTAAGCCGAGATCTCATCAATCGACTTAGGTTCTGCACTGTCAGCCACCACCAACACCTGCTCGTCCTGATCAAGGATGAGTGTTGCGAGTTTCTCGTTGCTCAGCCCCTTCTCATAGACGATTTCGTCCCAGATGTAGCCACCGTTCCATTCGTAGATGTCGACAAGCGCTGACGGGTGATTGCTATACCCAAAGTCCAAGCCCCGCCTCATAAGTCGCGCCTCTGGCGGCACCCGCTCGATATGAATCCAGTTGGTCATGATCTGACCTTCGTTGCGTCCCACATTGCCCAGCACGTACACCTGCCGGTAGTTCTCGTCTATGCGTCCGTTCTCTTCGATCTCACGCACCAGAGCAGGTTCGAGGGCTTCGTTGTCCTTGTAAGTCAACTGTAGGAAGTCATGTATGCGGTGAGGGATGAGCTTGGTATGTGCCCAGAACGCACCAACGGGGTTGAAGTCAACGATTACGACGCGCCTTGTACGACCAGCTAACTGGCGGTAGATCTCCCACAGTACGTTGTTGGCCTCGTTGACAAACAAGATGTCACGGCGTGGACCCCGAGCCTTCCCTGAGTCATCGACACTGAAAAACTCGATGATCGTGCCATTGGGGAATGTGTAGATGAACTCCGTCTTGCTCCATGCATCGTCGTGCCAGTAACGCTGCATGTTAATGGCTGCATGTTCATGATGGTCTTGAAGTCGCGTATCGCACCTTTCTTCAAGTGCGGCAACGACTCACTGACAATGCTGATCACCAAGCCTGCATTGCTCTGCGCGGTGTGGATCAGGTACGCGACGATCGAGAACGTCTTGCTCGCGCTCGTGCCACCCTGGATGATTCGAAGGCGTCGTCTAAGACTGCTGATCTTTGTCAGCGCTGTCGTCTGCTGGAGCAGTGCCGCCATCGTCGTCCTCCACTACCAACGTCGCTGGTGCGATGCCGGCCAACAGAGGTATTGGCTGGTCTTTGGTGGTGTGATCCACTTCTTGGCGATCTTTCCAACCCGCGTTGTTCTTGAGCCAGAAGATTGCACCTGTCGCAGGTGCTCCAGACATCAGAAACTCTTCGGCGTTCTGTTGAACGCGGAGCTTGGCATCTTTTATAGTGTCAGAAAACTTGTCCCCAGCCGCGTCTATATCGTCCGCTTTATCGTCATACTTACCACTCTCATAGTCCAGTAATGTCTCACGGCTCGTCTTCAGCGCCCTAGCGAGACCAGTAATCGTGTACGGCACGCCGGGCGTTAAGACTTCACGTTCAACCCAGAGAGCGTTACCTTCCTTGCCGTGTCCGTCGATCACACGACGCATCTCTGTATGTGGATCGCAGCGATCGAAGTACTCGTTGATCCTCAGCTTCAGTTCTGACACCGTAGTGAACTTGAGTGGTCGTCCACCTTTGTTCTTCTCTTCAGTTTCACTAACCTCTGTCATATACTTAGAGTTTACGACAGACTGTTAGTTCCGTCCATAGCGCACGCACATTATCGGGAGAAATATGGTAAGCTTGAGTGTTCACGAAATTCGTGAGCTGCTAAGGAAGGAGCTGTCGTGACTTGATGTTTGTAATCAGTGGAATAACTGTAGCACTAATGTTGATTGGTATCTACTTGCAACTATTCCCCAATAATTGAGTTACCCGCCCCGCCACATCCAGTGGCGGGGTTTTTACGTCATCGGCCCTGTCGGTACCAACCGGTATCCTTGATCCACCAACTCAGAGGGGTGTCCAGTGGGATTCAAGGACGACTGTGCCAAGGCAGTTCGAGACATCGTCAGAACAGACTTCAGTACGCGGTTCGCACGGGTGGTTCCCACGACGGATGACGTGGCGCAGAAGGATGGTGCGGTCTACGTCAGTGATGCGGTCTACCTGTACGCAGACATGGCGGACTCCACCGGGATGGCCAGCCACTTCACCACACAGGACGCCGCGAAGATCATCCGTGCTTACTTGCACGCTGTATCTCGCGTCCTGCGAGATCGAGGCGGCGAGATCCGATCCTTCGACGGGGACAGGGTTATGGCGATCTTCATCGGCGATGACGCGGCCGACAAAGCAGTAGATGCTGCCCTCCGAATCAACTGGGCAGTCCTCAAGGTCGTCCACGACGAACTCTTGACCTATCACGATGCCTACCGTGACAAATGGGTCCAGGACGACTGGAAAGTCCGACACAGAACTGGCATCGACATTGGTACAGCCCTGATAGTCCGCGCTGGAGTACGCGGCAACAGCGATCTTGTTTCCATCGGAAGGTCGCCAAACATCGCAGCCAAGCTCAGTGATTACAAGGGTGGTGGCGCAACCATCATCACCGAAGATGTGTACGAAAAGCTGAAATACTCCAACTGCTACTCGAAGAACGCGGATTCAACGAGCGACGATACGGTACCCATGTGGTCGAGCGCTCAGTGGAAAGATGTGAGCGGAAGCTTTGAGAACATCCGGACCTCCACCTGGTACAGGCCGTACTCATGACCGAACCCAATCCGGTCGAAACCGCCTGGAAGATCCACTCAGCCCTTACCGACTGGACTGGCAAGGTTGACACCAAAGCCTCCTTCGCACTAACGATCCAGAGCGCACTTCTTGTCGGAGTGGTGACGCTGTCGAGCAAAGATCGAGTGTTCGAGCACCTGAGTGGATGGGCAGTCGTCTGGTATGTCATCGGAAACTGCTTGCTTGTTCTAGGTGTCATTTGTGCGGTCTGGGTCGTTCGCCCTCGTCTCCGATCGTCAAATCTCGTGCCCGAGTCGCAAAGCAACTTCATCTACTTCGGTCATCTACGTGAGTTGACGCCCGATACCGTGCAGAACCATCTGGAAAACACACCGATCTTGCCCGTCCTATCTAAACAACTCGTGGAGATGAGCAAGATCGCGTGGAAAAAGCACCGCATGGTTCAAGCATCGATGACACTTGCACCTTTCGGCGTCCTCTTCCTGGCGATCAGTGCAATCTACTGATCGCTGGAGGTGGAGTGATCGACGGATTCAAGCCCCGCCCTCACGATCTTGTCCGTCGTACTGAACACCGCACGGATTGCCTTGTCGTCAGGCTTTTCGCCACTCAGCCAGGATTGCACATAGCCGCGACTGACAGAAGCATCCATCTGATCGGTCGCCCCTAGCTCGTTGAGAACCAGGTAAGCCGTTGCCTCAGCTTGGAACTCAGCGATTCCCCTGTGTTGGGTGTACTCGGCGTGAGCGTCTGCTGCTGTGTGTCCGAGGACTACATGTCCGAGTTCGTGCATCAGTGTTTTGAACGGGTAAGGGGCTACGGGAGATACCGCGACGTTGCGCTCGTAGGAGTAGCCGGCCACATTGCCATCAAGTCCTTCGTACGCGACCCGGTTGATCGCAAGTGCTCCGAGTGCTCGCTTCTCACTCCACGCAGGTGACTCGTACTCAGGTAGATCGTCGCCCTCAGTCTCAGAGACGGTGAACAGGCAGTTGACGGGTTTGAAGCGCATGAACTGCTCTTCCTCGCCTTTGTCGTTCTCTCGCTTCATGGTGATCGGGCGGATGATGAACTTGGCTTTGCTGCCCTTCTGGACCTGTCGACCTAAATCTTTCCAGCCCCGGAAAGTGTTGATCGGCTCTGTAACGCCTTGGCTCATGAGTAGCGCCTGGTTGAGCAGTGAGTAGCGTCGAAACCTGTTGTACGCGTTGCCAACATCGCCAGGCATGTTCAGGATCTCTTCCATCATGGCCGGATAGTCGATGTTGAGTGGTTCGGGAGCTTTGCGCTCGGATGTTCGTCTGGATTTGGTTCTTTCCATATGGGGCTAGTTAGCTACCTCCTGTTTAGTCTTGAGCGCGGTGAGTTCCGAGATTATTTCGGTTTGATCGTCAATACAGTCCTGAATGCCTTGCCGCCTACCCCTACACCAGTCGTTGTCTATAGGATATGTCTCGATGGCCGACTCTAGCGTTTGCATATATCTGATCCGCTCGTCCATCCTTGCTTCACGCTCCTTTGCTTGAGTATATTTGTCAAACATTCGCCTGACGGCTGTTCTGACTAAATCATCTTCCTCTTCGACAGATAGGCCTTTATCGATGACATTATCCTTATACCAGCACGGACTGTGGTATTCACCGCTACACCACCCCATGATGTGATCTAGTTCTTTATCGAACTCTGACTCTGTAGGGGTGTTACTCATAGTAATGTCACCTCTACACGCTCTCCTGAGAATAGGTGGAAGTACCATATAAGTCCTATCCACGATACTTCCCTTGATGTGGTGACACCAGACATATTTGTATGTTTCAATAGGTATCTTTTACTCATACTGTCTCTCCTGAATCTTCTGTGATTAGCTCTACGAATGATTCGGCATACCGTCTCGCATCAGTTGGAGAGTTCCAATCACCTGCAAAGAAGGTAGCTATTCTTTTAACCTTTAATCTGTGCAAGAAACGTGTCCTGTACGCAAACTCAACATATATGACCGAAGTATCACTACTCCATCTCCAATACGGCCTATCTAATTTCATATCGCTTCCTCTCTGCTTCGATACATTTGCGCTGTCCAATTACTTTTTCTAGCCTATCGAGCACCTGACGTACTTCGGAGTTGACTACTTCGATAAGTGCGTTCATTTCTAAGTAGCTTAGAATATCTTTTAGCGGCAGTTGAGTTTCGGTGTGGGGTTTGAGATTACCGATACGCTCTCGCAACTCATCTTGTGTATTGTCTTTACTCATTAACTGGCTCCTCCTCACTCATTAGGTCTGATGAATATGAATCAAACACTGTATTTACCTTCCAAACTCCCCGCCAGATATCCGAACGGATCATCCGACACAGCGACAGTCTGGGTACGAACCATCCACTCCTCACCCCAAAGTGCTCGGCAGAAATCGTGGTTCATCAACAAGATCCCCAGTACTGCACGAGGTGGCATGTTCCACTGGTTAATCAGATCCATGGTTCCGAAGAGTGCAGGGTTGTCGTAGCCGTTGGTGTTGGCGAGTTTGATTGCAGCGCGCAGGGTTTGGGTTGGGGTCATGAGGTGACCTCCATCAAATGACCACGCTCGTGCACGTTGCCGATGACTTCACCACCAGTTACTCGATGTCTCGTCACTCGTCTGATCGAACCCGACCGCAGCTTGAGGTACGAACCGAGATACGGGCTTATCTTGACTTCGCCTACCGTGTATTTCACAGACTCGCTGCCCAGATAACCAACGTCAGGCTCAGCAGGGTCGTCCTCGTCTGTCACATACGGATGGCGAAGGATGTCGCCTTCATAGATCTCGATGCCGTTCTTATCCCTGAGACCTGTGAACTGAGAAGTGTTCTCATCGGTCAAGTCGAGGCGCATTAGGTTGTCGATGTAGACGCCGTCCCCCATCTTCCCAAATATGAAATCCACCCGTGGCTGTGTGGAGTAGTAAAAACATCGACGTTCGGCGTCCCACGCTCGGAGTTTGATGCGATGACTCATGCCATCTCCCCCGCCCAGTCCTCATAAGCAGCTTCGAGCTTGAGGTAGTCAGCGATCACCTCTTCCTCAGACTTGTAGTCACCTACGTGAACGAAGCCATCGTCGGTTTCAACGATGAGGTAGTGACCGATTAAGGCAGACGGATCAGCGAGGCCGGCAGACTGCATGGCTTCCTCGAAGTTGGTTGTCAACTCTTCGAGTTCGGCTTCACTGTTACTGATCCTGGCGAAGTAGCCCGTGGTAGATGCCGTGTCCCCTGAGCTTTGGTTTGCCCAGCCTTCTAGCGAGAGGTGATGCAGGACTTCATCGCGAGGCGAGGAGTACTTGGTGCTGATGTAGTCGGGTGTGGATGTCTGTTCTAGATTCATATATTCATGTTTCTCCTATGCAAATAACTATGAACCAAAAGACCAATAAATGCAATAGCGAAATGGTCGGACTTATCCACAGGTTTCAACTTGATTTAACCCTAGACCTTTAATTTCGGAAGTAGACAAAGTACAATGACGATTAACGATAGCAGCTGCTTTTAGTACGGTTACTGCTTCGTTGTCACAATTTTGTCCTTGCCCTTGCGATGAGGACATTTTACTATTGCAATTATCTATACTTTGTGTTTAAATAAGTAACGTAATGATAGTTAAAACAAACGGTTCACTAAATATCCCCCTAACAGCAAAGATCACCCTCGCCCCGTACGTTCGCAAGTACGCAGATAAGATCGATTACTTGTTCACCCATCAGACGATGGACGGCTACACACCCTCTTCGAATCGGTAACCCCACCTCGCAATTCCCTCCCTTCCCCACCCCCGAAACTCGCTATCCCCTTTCTCGAAATCTCGCATAAAATGGATCGAAATCCGCATTCGGCTATTTGTCCCGTGCGCGATTTTCCAGAGAATTGGGAGGCCACCCATGGAAACCGCCAACACCACCGCTTTCGACAGGTCACGGGGACTCTCCCTCGACGATCTCCTCCCCGAGTCTCAGCGGGTACACACACCGGAACCCGAATACGAGATCTACGAGCCGGAACAACCGCCGGCCACCCGCAGGCGTCGACCTCGCTGGCGTCGATGGACGATGTACGTTGCGCTCGTAATACTCACTCCCCTAGTGCTTTCGGAGATGGTGACGCTCTCGTACCGATGGTTCACGCCACCTCGGACGTCGTTCATGCTGCAAGACGAAGGCCCGATCGTTTACCAGTACGTGGATCTCGACCACATCAGCCGATACATGATTGCAGCAGTTATCGCCCACGAAGATCAGCGACTTGGTATGCGAGCTGGTGGGTTTGAGATCAGCGACTTGACCTCTAAGGCAAGGGAATACATGGACGGTGATGCTGGAGTAGGTGGATCAACCATCCCTCAGCAGTTGGTGAAGAACATCTTCCTCTGGCCTGGACGTAGCGCTATCCGAAAGGGACTCGAAGCAGTTATGGCGACAGAGTTCAGCTACTCGATGCCAGACCAGCGGATCTTGGAGCTGTATCTCAACTACGCACAGTTCGGCCCTGGCCTTTACGGGGTGTGTGCAGCGAGTTGGTACTACTTCAACACCCCGCCCTGGTTCATGAGCGAGTACAACGCCAACCAACTATCGGGAGTATTGCCCCGACCCGCGTACATCGAACGTGCAGCAGACGGTGGGATCTACCTTGGACCCGATGCTGATCAACTCGCGATTGAGAAGGTGGACATAGCCGCGAGGTTCAACCCCGGCTCGATAGCTGCTCTTGGTGGTTGGGAGGGCACTGTTGCAACGGTGGGGATTACCGATTCTGCACTCGACCATGCGGAAGAACGCGGTGAAGACTCTTGCTCGACCATGCCTGACAGTGTTGATGAGCGATTGATCTCGGAGGGATTCCGCTGAGGTTTACCCCGCGCTAGGGCACTCGGGAGGGAGAGGTCCAGTTCCGTCGAAGGGAACGAAGTTGTAGTCGCCTCCAGACGGCGGAATATTGCCGAAGACACTGAAGCACGGCCGCAAAAGATCCTCAGCTGGGATCTCTGCCGCTCCTGGGGGCAGTACGTCGTAGTCAGCCTGGGTTGGGTACACACGACAATCCACGGCCGGGAAGTCGGGGAGATAGTGCTGGATGCACGCTTTTGCGAGATTTTGCATCACGACCGGATCGGTGGAGTCGGCAATGTAGCTGACGTGGGCGCGCGCACGCGGGTAGACGTCTGATTCTCGGTAGTCCCTCACATTCGCTTCAACGAATCCCTCGTCGCCGTCTTCGGGTACCGGAGCACGCTCAATTCCGTTCGGCCAGGATCGGTTTACGCCAGAGTTTGCATTCTGATCGGATGAACAAGCCACCCCAGACGCAAGCGCCAATGCGATCAACGCAAATGACGCGGCGAACTTGTAGCCAGTTGACCTACGCAACACTGCACTCCCCACTAGATGTGAAATCTTGGAACGCTCAGAAGAACGTGTATCCCTGGCGTGTCACCGAGAACCCTGTATCGGTCGAATCATTGCGGCAGCTAACCCCGGCATCAGCATCCATTGCGCACGTGAAACCCAGCACCTGTATCTGGCTCCCGTACGGGAAGATGTATGGCTGCAACTGATCACGGGTTTCCATCTTCGATACGCCAGCGGTGATCGCGTAGACCGAGGTTTTGCCTGTTTTGTCTACTGAGATTGACGTGGCTGGAATCTGTCGATCCGATCCACCGCCTAGAGGTACAAGCAATCCAGTGACGAGCGGCTCGCCTTGTGGGGCTGAACAGTTTGCACTGTCCGGGGTGATGTAGCACATGAAATTGCCACTAGGACTGGCGATTCGACAGACGCCGTTGGACTCGCACATCCCTGGCGACACTCGCTGCTTGTCAAAGAGGCCCGCACCTGACGCCGCCGTCGTTGATGAAGGCTCGGTTGTCTCCACGACTTCGGCCTCTGAGCTAGTCGTTGCATTCATCCCTGGTAAAGCCTGGCTCGATGAAGAGGGCGCAGATACCGCCTGATTCGCATCGGTATTGCCGCGAGTAAGCGACACAACGACAACGGCGAGCGCCACTATCACCACAAGACAGACACCCAACGCAATGAACAGCGGAGTGTTGTTACGCGATGGTTGCTGATAGGGCTGTTGCCCGCCTGGTGGTGCGGGATATCCCACGTCGGTTTCTCCTTGCAGAAAGTCTGGTGGTCAAACAGTAGGGCATAACCGACAAACGTGATTACGAGACGCTCTGAACTAGCTGAGGAGACGCCTCGCTGCGCTGGTCGATGTAGTCACGCCAGTACTCAGGACGTGGGCAGTACTTGAACGTCATGCGAGGTACCGCCGAGGCTGTCTGAATAGTGAGTTCCGCGTAACCGCCTACGAACGCCAACGGTCCCCCGCGCTGCACGTTGAGGTCTTCGATCTCATTCCAATCGCAGTGTGTCTCGCTGCTGAAGAACAGACTCCCCCAGTTCTTGATCGTCACGCCGCTGTCGTTGAGTGTCATCGAGTGGAGGTTGTAGACGATTGCCGTAACTGCTGTGGAGATCAGGACTACTACTCCCATCAGCTGGAGGATGGCAATCGGTGTCGTGTCCCGTGGGTTCTGAGTGTAAAGGAAGTACGCCAACCCATAGATGAATCCAGCGATCAGAAGGCCAATCAGAATCAACCCAACTAGGCCAAAGAGACTGCGCCGGATGATGATTGGTTGGTTATCCATATGTTCTTAACGTACGACAGCGAGACGATTTAGTCACTACCACACATATCGACTTTCAGGTCGAAGTTTTACGAATAACGCTTGGGTTCCCTATTTACTTCAACTCTGATCCCTAGAAAACGAACGCGCTTTACAATCCATTCCAAGTTCTATCGAATCACCGTACTGAGAGAAACGGCACTATGACTAATCAACCCTATCGCCCGCCTAATCGCGAGCCAGCATCAGCGGAAGCGTGGCGGGCCCGTAACCAACAACCACCTCCACAAATCCAGCAACCAACACCGGCACCATACTTCGCGGGTGTCCCCCCAGTCGGGCAGCCAGCGGTGTTGCCTGCACTGCCTACCAATTACATGCCCAACATGATCGCGGGTCTACTGGCGTGCGTCGGGATTGTGGTCGGCAGTCTCGGACCATGGGCAACCTTCCTCAACTTCTCGAAGGCAGGGATCGACGGCGATGGCATGTTGACCATGATCCTCGGCGTCATCGCGGCAATCGCACTCTTCAGCATTCTTTCCAGGGGAGGCAAGGCCAAGTTCGGCGACCGGTGGGTTGCCCCTGCACTAGGCGCAATCACCCTTGTAATCGCGATTGTCGACGCGGCTAACCTCTCCAACCAAGAAACCACTGTCTTGCGATCGACCATCGGACCCTCGATCGGATGGGGTCTCTGGGTCGTCTTACTCTGTGGCGCTGCGCTCTGCGTCACCTCATCCACTGTGGCTCGGGCTGTGGCGAAACGCTCGTAACGACCTGGCTGCCAAAAAGCCGTAGGAGCGTATTTAACGCGCTCCTACGGCTTTACGGCGAACAACTTGGGTTGGTACACATTTCAGACTTGATATACTGCACAAGAGGCTTCAGCTTGACCGCACTCCGACATGCTGCACAGTCACCGTCGTCGTCTTCCCCTGCAGCGAGCCAGTCTTCTGGCAGAACCCTTGCTCTTTGAAGTCCCCAAGTACGTTCTCTCGGTGAGACGGACTGTTCATCCAGGCAGCAACAAGACTCGTATCGTCGGGGTACGACTTCGCAAGGTTCTCCCCTGCAGTTGTGTAGCGGTAGCCGGCCTTCTCGATGAAGCTCCAGGGAGTCACGCCATCTGGTGAGGTGTGTGCCCAATAGTCCTGTGAGAGCATGTGATCCGCTTTGGCGCATGCGCTCGATCTGAGCGTCTCACTTGTGGTGAAGGGTTGTTTGCCTGCCTTGGTTCTCTCAGCGTTAACGAGCGCTTCGAGGGAGTTCGGATTGATGGCGCTGGTGGAAACAGCGGCCGGTTCTGACAGTTCAGGCTGCGAAGGCTCGGATCTGTCCGTCTTGAATATTTCGGTCTGAAATTGGATCGCCGGTGCCAGGATGAGACCAGCCAACAGGAAGATCAGGATGGGCGCAACCAGATCGACTGGTGAGAATTTGAAGCGCTTCAACTTCATGACTTCGTCTCATCACTCGGACATGTCGAGTTGGCCGGTGGAGAGCCATTGGTTCCTTCCCAGGTCTTTTCCCACTCAAGTACACGCGCCATAATCCTTGCGCTGAACGACTCCTCTTCACGCCTATCTTCCTCAGTGGGGGTTCGTAGTAGTGCCCCCATGACTACCGCTCCTCCTCGACGATCACCGTCCACTCACCATTGCCCGAAACATCGAGGTAGTAGCCACCAGATGCCTTGTACATCAGCGTATCTCCACCTATTGGAGCCATCGTGACCTCAGGGATTCCGCCGTTCTTGTCGAGGGACTTACCCTCTGCCATCACGTAGATGTTCACGAACGGGCTGTACTCACCGTTCACTGTGTAAGTGATCCGTTGCTTGGAGCTGTTCAGCTGGAAGATGTCACTGCGCTTACTTGTCGAGCCGGATAGCTCGATGACCTTGTGCCAGGACTTCTGTTGCGCGGGTGCTGGTGTCGAGGCTTCAGTTGGAACTCCGAGGCCACTTGGTTGGTCGCTCTTTTGAGTTAAGGCTGCGGCGGCGATGAAGGCGACGATTACTAGTAGAAAGACTACGAGGCCGCGGCGGTTCTTATTGGGTTGATCGTATGAACTCATATTGCATTGATTCCTGCTTACTTACTATGCAAATAACTATGAGCCAAACTAACGATAAATGCAATAGCAAAATGCACCATTGAGGATCAGGCTGTGGAAAACCCGACCATCCACTCCTGTAGTGTTCCGCGGGTGCTCAAGAAAATTGGCTACGCCGTCGGTCTGTTCATTGTCGTACTCCTCGCAGCCCTTGCCGGCCACTACTTGTTCGTCCTCGCTACGGGGACGAGGTTCAACGAGACACAGTGGGCCGCAGCAGGCGCTTGGCTTGGCGCGATCATGACGTTCGGCGCGGTGAGTGTGGCCGTATGGCAGACCAATAACGCGAATATCCAAGCACGAGAGGCAGAACGCAGGGCCGAGGAAACGGAAAAGCGTATCGGTAAAACGCAAACGAGGCAGCAAGAACTTGATGCAGTCGCTGCTATCGCACAAGCTGCGGATCTAATTATGGATTCAACACGTCGGTACTACGCGTTGTCGCACGTCGCGATGGCCGATATGTCCACACAGGACACGAACGCTAATGTCGAAATCATCAAGAACGAATGGGTGGACTCATATTCTGAGGCGTTCCGGGTTTTTAATCTGGCCATGTTGAGTCTTGAGACAGAATCGGTAATCAGAGCGAGCATCAACCTGACAACAGTACTCGAAAAAGTCAAGGACAAAGCTAGCAAGAATATAGTCAGCGGGCCGGTCAGTTCGGACATCACGAACTTCATCACAAATTCCATCAGTGAAGTGTCGGTTTTGAAGACCAAGCTACTGCGAGCGACGAACGCAGCACATGGAAGCACGACACTCGACCGCGTCCTCGAAGAAATGCAAAAAGAGAAAGAAATTCAGAGAGCCACCCAGGCGTCAGGGCTTGGTTCCGATCAGGAAACTACAGACGTGACGACGGAAGCACCAACGACGACCTAACTCACCGACCGCCCACCCCAGGGTTCGGCACCACTGGCAATTCTCTCGCCCGATCGCGCGCCGACTGCCGCGCAGCCTTCAGAGTTGGGAAGAAATTGTTGTGTGCGTTGGCATCCAAGTTAAGGGGAACGTCCAGGCTTGAGATGAGCTGATGCTCCAGAACCCACGGCTCAGGGTTCAGAACCCACGAGACCAACGCGTTCTCAGCCATCCACTCGGACAGCACCTTCTCACCTGCAACGAACGTCAGCCGTTTGCCCGAACCAACCAGACGTAGCTCGATCCCCAGCTGATCGGATAACAGGCACCCAAGAGTCAGCCGCAACGTCGAACCTGCGGCATTGCCCCTGTAGTGAGTCTTGATCCGAGTCCGAAGAGTCTGCTTGCTCGGCGCTTTTCCATTAGTTGGCGGTGCTGATGGACTAATCCCCGTGTACAGCAAGGTCAGCCCGTCCTTCTTCGCACACCCTGCTGTGTTGATCTCAGCGGGCAACTCTCGGAACCACCAGCCGTAAACACCAGGGGTGGCCGGCACGGGGCATGGACTCGCCAGAACCTGAGCGCGAGTGTGTGGAGATGCTGCCAGGTAAAGAGCGCTTTCATCCACGGCAGCGTCAGTGGTGGGGGTCAGGTTCATAGCGAGGATGTTCGCATAGTGGTCTGACAGTGAAGGACGATCGGTCGGATCTGCTTAGATCAGCGGGTGACCCTTGAGAACGTAGACAAAGACCCCGACTTGCGGAAGTCAAGCGACGCTGAACAGAGCAATAAGTCGCCTGTTCCCCGATTGATTGGTTTGGGTGCGATCGTCGCCATCATCACCGGGTCCATCGTCGTGCTCATCTACTACTCACCGGCCTGGGGACCGAATCAGTGGGGCAATGTCGGAACCTGGGTAGCTGGCATCGCGACATCACTGGCTGTGATTGTTGCGGTTTGGCAGACGAACAATGCCAACAGGCAAGCACGTGCCGCTGAGCAACGTGCCCGAGAAGAGATCAAAAATGCCGAGAGAAAACAATCTGCCGAAATTGAAGCACAGCGCCGTACCGAACAAATCCAGATTGTCGCGAACATCTGGGCGGCAGTGGGCGAGGTCCATCGGCACGTGCACAACGTGGACGAATCTTTTTTCGACATATTGAAGGACCGTGGCACGTCAGAGGATCGAGATCGAGCCTACGAACCTTATTCAGCTGCTCTCACGCATATGGATACGACATTCACAATTTCTTACATGCTTGTCCATGACTCAGAAATAGAGGGGTTAATCCGGGAAACCGAGGCCGCCCACAAGTTGCTAGTGAAGGCCATGCAAAAGGCATATCGCGAGAATGACAAAATGGTTTGGCATGATCAAGATGATCTGCTTGCGCGCATGGCAGCGGTAAATGAATTCCGCGAGCCAATGACCAACGCTGCACGCGACTACCGCCGTAGTACGGTTGCACGAAATCTGGAGGCTTCTAGCGCACCCGCCGCCATCGCCACCCCCAAACCCGAATCACCAGCGCCCGCCGCAGCTGTCGCTGGATCTGATTAGATCAGCGGATGTCCAAGTTCAAGCTAGTCATGTGTGGTGTCGGCCTGATCGTAGTCAGTGGACTCTCTGGATTCATAGCCAGCCGCATCACCCGCGCAAGCTGGAATATGGACAGCTGGGGCGCCGTGCAATGGGGACCGGTAGCAGCGTGGTTCAGCGGAATCCTCACTGCTATCGCCGTCGCGGTCTCCCTGTGGCAGGCCAATGAAGCGAAGAAGAAGTCAATCAAGGACGCCAAACGTGCTTCAAAGTTGCTTAAACGAGAGAAGAAGCGCAACAAGGATGCGGAAAAAGCTGAGACGAAACGCCACGAACAGGCGCTTAGCCACGCCGACCAGCAGGTTCAACGCGAACTGGATGCTCAACGTAGACACCAGCAGCTTATGGCTATCCCGCCTCTGTGGGACGCCATAGCTGAGCTGCAAGAGCCAACCAAGATAATGCTTCGTGCCCTCCAAATCGGGGCCACCGCAGGGATAGACGTCCGTACCGATTCTGACGAGAGATACAGCCAGTGGACTACCGCCTATAACAAGGCAGAAGTCTCACTCACACTTCCTTCACTAATCATCTACGACGAGGAAACCGTCGACAGGTTGAACGATACATCTCGCGCTCTCATGTCTCTGAAAAATGAAATTTTTAAGTTGCACCATAAATACAACAAACACAATGAAATCTCAGTCAAAGAAGTGATGGACGTCCACGAAAAAATGAAAGAAGTAATTGACGGACGAGGACCGATGGTCGAAACCGCATCTCGAAAGATTGGTGGTGTCCTCGATTACATGATCAAACGAAAGTAACCCCATCTCTAGCACGTAAGCTACGGGGGGAGTTAATAATCCAGCATTTCCTGAGTAGGTCGGACACGTTGGCTAGATCAGGGATAGCTTGACTACTAACTCCCCTTTCCAGATGATCGGTACAAGACATCTCGGTGGATTCAAGACTTCAGAACACGCAAGAGCAGTAAGGCAGGGATTTGTCCGCTGGCAATTAGATCCAGCAAGCCGTCTGGGTGGTCCAACGCATGGATAAGTCACCCTGCATACCGCTGCTGCTCAAAGTCTCACCCGTTTCGCTTGCCTGAGCAGTTGGGGCATCTAGTCTGGGCTTTACGGCTTAACGATAGCGTCTACCTATTCCGCCACTCACTGCTCATGCGTGTCCTGAAGTTGTTATAGACAGTCGCCAGCCAGCATTCCTAGTGAGGACGGGTATCGACCCTGCTACCTTACAATCTCGCACGTACCTAGAGCCGTTTACGAGTATGCACGCTCTACCATTGAGCTACCTCATCCACTGGCCGGAGACTGCCTATAACTTGCCAAATTGTGAAGGTAGCTAGAGTTGGCAGAGCACTATCAGTACAAAGCGAGGGTTGTTACGATACCCCTAAAACGCTGAGCCGTTCATTTCATCACTTCTTTATGCTCGCATCCGAACCGTAACGGTCTTCAAGTCTCCCACGAGATACAAGAAAAGCACTCCTTACGGAGTGCTTCAGCATCTATGTTCACTACCTATTATAAAGAAGTGCTCACAGATTTCAATACCCTCCGAGGTAAATCTCAGGAGCAAGACTTACACCATTTGAACATAGATGCTTGCTGTACTTCATTATAGGCAGATCGACACAATTTGCAATAATTGACGTTTTCCATATTCCACAATCCCCCGCCTCATGCCATACTGAAGACAGCATGGTGGATAACGAAAAACAACTCCCTCTTACCAACAGACGAATCGTCATCCCTCAAACGCCGTCACCCACCACAGACGCAGCAAGACAAGCTGATCTCGCAGAGAACCTGAAACGCCACAAAACTTTCATGATGAACTACGATCGTCGTAATATGTATAGGAGGCCTAGCCCCGCCCGTAAGGGTGCCTCAGACAAGAAGAACCCCGCCAAGTAGCGGGGTCTTTGTTTTCAGCTGGTCAGTCCTATTGCACCGATCAACATGCCGAGCATGCCGACGAACCATACTGAATCTGACAAGTGCTTATTTCCTCGCAGAACGCCGGCTGTTCGTCTTTTCACACGGACGCGCGGTTTCCTACTCAGCGGTGCAAGTTCACGGATCTCACCTGTTGTTGATTCTGTAAGACCATACCTGGTTTCAATCCTCGACATAATCAATCACCGTCGCCAATGCGTCGCAAACGCAACGTGGGAGGCCACACCCTAATCCACGAATTTCATATCTCTTTTGACTGCGTTGATCGGTCACGGTACCTAGAACTTTGGTGGAACCGCGACCACTGGCTAATGCTAAATCTTGATGCCCCAGCTCTAACCCGATTCGAGAACCCGTCTCACGATCGATCGGAAAGAAGTTACAGCCCTACTTTCGTAGCTCTACTATGTTGATTTTGTCCATATTGAATTGTCTCCAGCTTTTGAGTTGTTATTCAGGTGTCACCACCTCTGTACCTATTATCTCACCACCCCCACAAATAACCAATAGTCAAAGCGTTGTGCTATCTACCTCAAGAGCTGTGGAAAACTTGATAGTAGCGCAACCGATATAAAGCCCTCAGGCGTCTGTGGCGCTCGGCGGAGGATAGTTCTCAACTCATCTGCCCGAGCCTCGTCACACGCCAGGAAAAGCACGCTAGGGAACACATCAAGCGGGTACTCAGCCGAGTGTTCTAGTGCGTACTTATAACGATCGACTTTTTCAAGGATCTGCTTTTGTCGTTCACTGCCCATATCAACTTCAAGCCACAAAACCACTCGCTCGCGCTTCTCCCGCAGTCCAAGCTCGACATACAAATCAGGGCGAAGATCAGCACCAGCCACGTCAATCCAACTGTCAGGCTCAGTCCCGTACGTCAGCACGTCCACCCACTTCTCGCGCTCTGCCTGTTTGATTGCCACGTAAGCATCCGCGATTGCGAGAGTGTGCGGGTTTAATGTCCGTTGCGGGCGGTAGCGAGTACTTGAGTACATGCGCCAAGCGTTTGGCCCGAGGGCGTAGCAATACCGCTGCGATCCCCCACGAGCACCACCAGGCAACATCTGATTGACACGGTGCAGCAAGCCAAGTCCAGTTAGTCGTCGCAACGCATTTGAACACGGCGTTCTGGATGCAAGTTCGGAAAAAATCAGGGCATCAATATGTCCGCTGGACAGTTGAGAGAAGCGACTGACCAAGTTGAGGATCTCCCTGTCGCGGGCAAGTAACTGCATAGAAAAACGATACAGGTACTGAGCGGCGGCGCGTGGCGGTTCATCCCCGCTGGTAGGAGCCTCCAAGGATATGTCTCGATCCTGCGGGCTACCTGCTGGCTGGTACTGGGTTGAAACATAGCTCATCTCCTTAACATTTAACCACACAATGTCACGAACTGAGTTTTCCACAGGTCACATTTCGCTATTGCATAATTTACGTGTTTGGCTCATAGTTATTAGTGAATCAACGCAGCACAATGTGAGCTGGACAGACTAACCGATTCGACACACTAGACATTAAGCAGGGGGCTGTAACTAAATAGATGGAAGATTCTTAGATTATGAACAAACCGAACGAGAGATACCCGAAGCAAGTCCGCAAATGGGGAACCAAGAAATCAATGTTCAGCGTCCTGTTCCCAGCTACACGAGCTAAAGCAGTCGATGTGCGAGCGGAGAAGCTGACCGAAGAACTTGGACACACAGTGTCGCGATCCATGGTCCTAGATGACCTCGTAAAGAGAGATCCCGACCTGCAACGTATAGAGAAACAACTTAATAGGGAGATTGCAGATGGCAGAAAAGGAAAAGCAGGAAGAACCAAGCGAGGTTAAGAAGCCAGCAGAGATGCCGGCTGCGCCTGAGCTTCCCCTTCTAATGCCACCAGCCATCGCAGCAGCTCTTGTGAAGCTTCAGGGCGAGGTTAAGACAGTCATCAAGGGTGCGAAGAACGAACACTTCGGCAATACATACGCCGAACTTGCAGACGTCCAAAATGCCGCTCTGCCACTGCTCTCGAAGCACAAACTAGCACTCACGCAGTGGGTAATGTCGAAGGAAAGCAAGCACTTCCTCCGCAGCTACCTGGTACACGAATCAGGTGTAGGAGTAATGCACGACACTGACCTTCTACTGGTCAAGAACGATCCTCAAGGACTCGGTTCAGCAATCACGTATCAACGGCGACAGACTACGATGGCGATTCTCGGACTATCTGCAGAGGACGATGACGACGACGGGAACAAAGCCGCCAACAGGCAAGCCAAACCCACCGACGAACAGATCAGCGAGATCCGCCAACTGTGCGTAGATCTGAAGTTTCCAAAGGAGCAGACCGATACTCGTCTCGTGTCCCTTCGAACAGAGGACCACGCAACTGTAGCGATCGCGAATCTACGCAAGCTTGTGTCCGAGAAAGCACGAATCTTGAGGAATGACGAAACGCCTGCCACACCTGTATTCACTGGTGATCGCGACCAAGTTGTACCGAACGAGATCATCGTGAAGACATCAGGTAAGGACGATGTAGTCCTGAACCTCCAACGACACATGTTGGATCTACCTATATCGGACAAGGCACGGCGCAACCTAGTCGGTCACGTGACTGGAAGTAAGTTCGGGACTAGTAAACCGTTTCTGAAGAACTGCACGGCAGAAGAGATAACCGCGATCGCTGAAGCAGTTGAGGAAATCAAAGCGGGAACGTATGCCCTACCGCCCGACTGGACTGATGACAGCATTACTCCCCCGGTAGAGACTGCGTAATGAGTCTCGCCTAGTGGAACGATCCGCGGGAGGTTCGTCAATACGAGATGGAAGCTGACGTTCAACTGGACAACCCGAAACCGCTGTCAGAGCACGAGAAGTCGTTGCTTCAAGCGATAGGGACGCTGCTCGCAGCACCAAGCAGTTCAAACGAACCAGCGTAATAACAATTAGAGAGGTGGAGACCTCGGGAGAAACCAACTATGCCAGCAAGTGGCTCAACCAAGATCAGTAGGGAGATATTCGACAGCATCGTTGCGCGATCGAAGAAATCAACTCCAGAAGAAATAGCAATGCAAACCGGATACAAGGTATCCACGGTCAAGTTCATCCGACAGGCGAAGACCTGGGAAGAGTTCCAGAGACGCCGAAACGCACAAGCGCAGCGAGTGTCTGCCAAGAGAGCAATGAACCCAGCACCGCGACCCGTTGCGTCTAAGACGCACAGCTCATCCAAGCCTGTAAGGGTCACTCAGCCCACCACTGAGCCGCGTCATAATGAAGTGACTCCCCACATGCTCAACGAAGCGTACGAGGAGAACCAGGCTACGAATCGTCACTTAACATCATTGGTCGAGAAGCTATCCGAGCGGCAGGAAGATCTGAGCCTGCAACACGACTCACTCAAGCTAGACAACCGACGCAACCAGTCGGCGATCAAGGCACTTCAGGATGCTGATTCCCGCCGCACGGTCGCGACCAACAAGAGCAACCGTTCATGGTTTCCGTGGAGCAACAGGTGAGCGGTACGAAGGCCGGCGGGCTGAAAGCCAGGGACCGAAACCTCGCGAAAGACCCAGATTTCTACAAGAAGATCGGCGCGATCGGTGGACGTCTAGGCACGACTGGCGGCTTTGCCGCCGACCGCAAGCTGGCACGGATCGCAGGTGCGAAAGGTGGACGAATCAGTAAACGAGGAAAGAAGGAGCCAACAAATGAGTAAATTTGACGTAGGAACACGTGTCCGAGGAATCGGTGAGTTCGAAGGTCGATCGATTGATGGACTAGTCGGGACAGTTACAGTAGTGATCAATCGGAGAATAGTTGAGGTCGAATGGCCTCACGGATTCAAAGGATATGGGCTGCGCAGACGAAACTGGTCTGTTGATATAGAGCAATTAGAACCAATTACCGAAGGAGGTGATCAAGTGAAACGACGAACATTCAAACTAACCAAGGAACTACCAGAACTCGCCAAAGGCGCACTCGTACAAGAGAAGTGTGACGATGGAGACCAGGACTACACCGTCCTCGACCAGAGCTTCATTAAGTACGAAGACGAGCATGGACGCAAGACCGTCACCTACCCCCGCAAAGCGGTAGAAGACGAGCCGAGCTACTTCGTCGAGGTGTTCGCAGTAGAACCTGCCTACATGACGCAAGACGAGCTGGATCGGTTCGAGGCATTCAAGGTCAGCGTCAAGAAGCCAAGAAATGTAATAGCGCAAGTAGCTGATGGAATGACTAGCAAGCCAGTGCTGACCAAACTAGCCATGAAGAGTCTATTAAAGGGTACCCCTGCCTCGAAACCTCGCAGTTTCACACTCGGTGAAGCGCGACTAGATCAGTTTGTAAAGGCGTGGAACAGCAGCCGAAGCGTCGAGGCAGTACAGCGAAAACTGAACATAAGCCGAAGCACGGTGACTGTTTACAGGAGTTTCGCTCTTAGGCAAGGTCGTATTCTCAAAACGATGAAGCGGCCAAACACCAAGGTCGCGTAGCAATGACCCAGGAACTTCAACTCGGACTACAGATCGAGAGTGAATCTCAGCCCAACCGTCAGCCGAAGCGCACCAAGTCGGGAGACCTCCGCGCTACTGACCTCAAGGCGATCCAGTGGTACACGATCAACAACGGATACAAGCCCGCAGCGACTAGCGCGGTGCCGCACATCCACTTCACAACACAGTCTGGTGAAGACGTGACAGTCCATCTTGGAGACATCCTTGATGAGTACGACGAGTTCAAGCGCACCACTCACAGGAAGCGCCAGGCCGCAGCGTGACGACAGAACACCAACCAGTAAATGACAACCAAGAGACACCGAAGGAGGTGATATGAGACAAACGAATCTTAAAGTGGGACAGAAGGTTCGGGTAAAGCCCGACGCGTTGGACCTCACTAATGTAAAGGGAACGCCAGCGCGAGGGGATATAGGGACTGTGATATCCGTGAAGGGCTCTTGTATCAGGGTCAACGGGAACACCTGGATCGAGTGGCTTCGGACACACCAACTCGAACCCGTCGTGAAATCTCTCGACAACCTCGAAGTTGGTGACCTGATCGAAACAGAGTTCGGACGAACCAAGATGGTCATCGACGTTCTCCCAAATAGCGTAGCTCTTAGTGCGGGTGACGATCTCGACGTAATGGATGCACTTTGGTCGATCGCAGAGATCAAAGCCAAAGGCTGGACAGTCAAACAAGACACCCCAACTGAAGAGATCACCGAACTCTCCATAGCCGAGCTAGAGAAGAAGCTCGACCTCACAGCTGGCACGTTGCGGGTGAAGAAGGACTAGGCCGAGACGTTCACGAGCCAGGCGAGGATCGTCCAGATAATGCCAAGCACCCCACCGGCCGCCACCAGTCCACAGATCGCCGCCAAGGTAGTCCACCCCCGGTAGAACATGGCCCACATTCCGACCGCGAAGAACATTGCGGTGAACAAAACAGTCCATACAAAGTCACCAAAGCTCATCGGATGAATGTACAGGTCTACGCCGACACCAATCACCAGCAACCACCAAGAGGAGGCATATGCCAAGAGTTATCGCCTATGTGCGAGTCAGCACCAACAAGCAAGACGTGGAGAACCAACTCAGCGGCATACGGATCTTTGCCGAGCGAGAACGTATCGAGATCACTGAGACTGTCGGCGAGACGATCAGTGGTTACAAGAGCACCCTCACCGAACGAAAGTTAAGCGAAGTACTCGAAGGGCTTGAACGCGGCGACGTGCTCGTCGTGAGCGAGACCAGTCGTATCTCGCGTCGGCTTTTAGACGTACAGAACACGATCCATGACCTACTCGATCGTGGCATCGGTGTCGTCGCGGTCAAGGAGAACATCGTCTTCAAGGACGACATCAACTCCAAGGTGCTCGCGTTCGCGTTCGGACTGTCTGCTGAGATCGAGCGCAATCTCATCTCGGCACGAACACGGGAAGCGTTGGCACGCAAGAAAGCTGAAGGCATGATCCTTGGCCGGCCAATTGGTTCGGGCAAGGTCGAAAACCTCAAGCTGTATGGCAAAGACGAGCAGATCCTCGAACTTCAACTAAAACGAGTCTCCAAGTCCGCAATCGCCCGCATGTTTGACGTGAACCGCGAAACATTGAATCGCTACATCAAACGTCAAAATTTGGACCGGGAATTGCTATGGAGACGCCACAACAAAACCACCAATTAGTAGATATATGCAAGATCTGCTGGACGTGGTTGCGACATCAAATCGCAGCGAAAGTCAATGGGAAACTTGTCCACAGGTAGCAGCACATTGCAATAGAAAATCGTCAAGTGAACAACTTTTCTCTTGACAAACCGCTGGCATTGCTGGCCGTCGAGCGTAACTAACCATCCAAGCGAAATCGCGATGTTAGTTGCTATACACCCGCTCGTCGTCCAGCTGTGTCAGCGAGTACACAACTTAATAAGGAGAACCAATATGAGCTTCAGACACGATCAAATCGCACCATCCGGCAAGCGCCAGTACTGGATTGCGTTGGGCCGCGTTGACATTGAACTACTGCTGGGCGAAGCAACCAACGCACTCGCCCACACACCAGACGTTGCGGCACTTCACGAAGTACGTGGACGTCTGCGTGGCATCAAGAGGGGTCTGTCAGATGCACTGGCCGTCGCCAAAGCAAACGGCGATGAAGGCGATCGCCTCCCATGGGTTGAACGAAAACCTCAGCGAGGGAGCAACTGATGGAACGCTTCCCCTCCCCCGAAGAACCCGAGCGCTACAAGATCAACACTGCTCAAGAGGAAGCACTACGCAACCTCTGCCACCGCTACGGCGTGGAGTACCGAGCTGACGACTACTACGTCTACCCACCAGATGCAGCAATGTGTCCAGGTTATGCCGAGGGTTGGGTTGGCGGTTACGTAGATGGTGAGTCGCGGCTGTACGTCGGGGTTTCTCCAGATGGACGGGTCAATTCATGAACGCCCAAGCAAAAACTGCAATCGACAAACTGAAGATCATCGGCGAGATAACTCAGAACCAGGAGCTCAAACAGACGATAAAAGTCATGGTCGAGCTGGTCGAAGCACAGGGCGCTGGCGGCGAAGAGCTTGGATTTACTTCTCGGAGTACCGAATCATGATCGCTACCAAGGAAACTCACACAGCCAAGATCCTCAAACTGCTCAAGGCCAAGGGCAAGGTCAGCAACCTTGAACTACGCAAGGTCGCGTGGCGCTACCCCGCTCGCGTCCTCGACCTGAAACACGAAGGTCATCTGATCCGCAGTGTCCACGACAAGGGATCGCTGTGGTTCTACATCTATGACGGGCACCAGGATGACGGAGTGGCGGCATGACCGACTACCTCGAGTTCACCACCATAAACACCCCTTCAATCGAGCGTCGGAAGCTGGACGTTGGCGACATTTTCATCAACCAGGTACGGCACACCAAGTGCGGGTGCATCATCCGTAGCAAGAACCGACACGACTGGGTTACCTGTAAATGCGGCGAACTCAGTCTGGATGGCGGCAGCTGGTACCAGGCGATGAACGGGGACATCACGAATGCAGAGAACCATGCCGTGATGTACAACGAGCTTCACGGGGCAGCGGCATGAACCTTCTCCCCTACTTGATCCCCGCACTCAAGCTAGCCGGCCGATGGATCGCGATGTTCCTGATAATCGCCGTGATCATCGTTGGAACCCTGTACCTGTCGCTGTTCATCGTTCCGGTGCTGATCTGGCACACGTAGGGACTGGTCGGATTGGTACTGTTCGGGCATGGCAGACGACTTGAAGATCTTCATCAGCTGGTCGGGAGACCTTTCACGCGAGATTACGAAGGTGATCCGACGTTGGATTCCCAAAATCTTCGATCGGGTGGACCCCTGGATGTCGGACATCGACGTCGAAGCTGGCACGCGTGCGCTACAGCTGATCGAAGAGAGTCTAAACGAAAGCTCTTTCGGCATCATCGTCGTCACTACCGCTAACCAGGACAGCACATGGCTCAACTTTGAAGCTGGGGCCCTGTCTAAACGATTCGACAACAGCCTAGCCAGAGTCGTCCCCGTACTCGTGAATTTCGATGACTTTTACCAGATTACAGGGCCGATCAGACAGTTCCAGGGCGTCATGCTCAATAGAGATGGAATGCGTAAGTTACTACAGTCAATATGTCAGGTGACCGGGGCTGAATGGACTGATGTCGAGTCGAGATTCGACTGGTCTTGGAAAGACTTTTCGGCTGAAATTGACATAGTCAAGAAGAAGATCGAAAACCAACCTGCGCCTCCCGAGTTTGATCCGAAAATCGCTTTGCTTGACATCATGCGAAGACTTGATCAGATTGAACCTCCGATGATCGCGATACGCGACTCACCATCTGGGGTATTGGCACGAAACCGTCGTCACTTTGCTTTCGACCCGAAGGCGACGACTGATAGTGTTCAGCAATACCTTGCAGAAGCCGGAATTCAATTCACTAAGGTCAATGTAAATCTCGGCCCTGATCCAACAGCACACGTCTATTTAAAGCACAACCTAAAGACAGAGAGTATTGACATATTTCGGCGCGCAATCGAAAGGGAACCCCTAGACATCGAGGTCAGTTTTCACCCGCCCTCAGGCGATGAGTCGTCATCAAACAGCCCTAATTCATCCGAGTAAACTGAAAAGCAAATCTAAATGAGAACAACTTCATATGGAACAACAACCCGACAACCCCGAACACTGGTCAGATGAACAACTCATCGACCACGAAATAGCAAGCGCCACATCAGAAGAGCGCTCAATTGGAGACGTTGGCGCACGCGTGATCGCCTCGCAATGGCATGGCGGTCAGGCGAGCGCCCTCTACAGCTTCACCAGTACTGGAGCGATCGATCTACCCCAGGTAGTCGCTGAGATCAACGAGTCTTGGGCCAACGCTGACTCCGACTACAACCGCGAACACCTCGAAGCCCTTGGCGCGTACGTCATGGCTCGTGAGTCACATGATCCCGTCGAAGGATGGTCGAAGCAGTGGCTCACTCCCCCAGATGAACCAACTGAACAAGATGACTTTTGCCCCGCCTGTCGCGCTCACATATCCGCCCCTCACTCCATAGGTTGCCCACTCGGTGAAGAAGATCCCGAGTTACTTGAACGGGTCGAGCAGGCTGTCACAGCTAAAGGAATCGCAGTCGCCCACTGGCTTGAGTACGTCGGCTTCAGGAATGGCGAAGAGCTGGAAGCGGCGATCAACATGTTCGAAGACCACTACCTGGGTCACTTCGAGAGCATCGAGGCGTACGCAGCCAACTACTTGATCGAGAGCGGACTCGAAGCTCAGCTGGATCAGTTGAGGCAGTACCTACCCGAAGACATGAGACAGCACGCCAAGTGGGATGAGGCAAGTATCGCGCACGACTTCGCCCTGAACACCATCCACTCTGTTGAAGACGACGACGGCCATCTGTACCTGTTCACCAAGTAGCGAGTTATCCACAACCACAACGCATTTCGTGACATTTCGCTATCGCAAAAGAAGACGGGTTGGCTCATAGTTATTCGCAGAGGGGAACACCAAAGCAATGAATACAGAACGCGAAATCGTGAACATAAATCTCGAGTACGAGCACGCTGATGACACACCGTTTCTACGGTTGATCGGCCAGTATAAGACAAAGCGCCGAGCACGTGAGGCTCGCAAAGACAAGGAGCCAATATTATCGCGCTCACAGTCTTTCATCTCACGAAAGCGTTCACTGCGATAGTGAGACCCAGAAGGTAGCAAGGTTGCCCGCAAAACTCCGTCTCGAACGGTAAGGCCGTGTCTGATCAGGACGGCAACCAAGCACCACACTTAGCCGCACAGCGAGGGCGGCCGAGTTGCACCTTTACAGAATTAGCGTATTGAGCGTAGTAGTGCTGGTAGTAAAGGTTCGACTGGGAGCATTACCCAGGGCGGCAGGGATAGCACCTGAGAACTCCAGTCCCAGACACAAAGTGCACGGGAATACTAGGGCTAACAAAACTAGACTTTGCTACTAGCACCATGCGCTCAATACAGTTCATGCAGTTAAATGGGCGCATCAGAAAATAATTAGAGCATTGAATTGCGATTTTTTACAACTACCCCTGGTGCGCTTCAATGGGCATACAAGTAGCTCAAGTTGGTAGCAGCAGTCGCGTTTATCCGGGAGGAAAGGTGCGGTTTCGAGTACCGCCTTGTATGCACAACATGGACTATGTAAGACGTAGTAGCGCTGACAGTAAGTATTGTATGAATTGAGCTCTGGGAGATGATCGCCCGGAAGTTTCAACACTGACGCTTGCTATTAGCGCCATACGCCTTACATAGACCAGCTGTTAGTAGTAACCATCCAGCGATGGTTGAAAAATGCACGCCAGGTCATACTACTAGCGGCCATTTAACCGCAGGAACCACTTCCACTTCCCGGCATATTCATCGTGTGCTGGGAAGTGGGCGCATGAACCCACAGCTCGTGCGCTCTACTGGTCAGGGTTTAGGTGAGAGGGTCGCGCCGATTAATAAGGCGCAAGTGAAGCTTTCGAGTAACTCTCCTTTCAAGCCCAGCTCACCCTCTGACCCCAAGTCGCTGATCTCTGCACCTGGATCAGCACTTCGTACCTGTCACGAGTTCCCACAATTCATTTGGCTTCAAAGTTTGCCCTCCAGCTTCTCTGAAGTTTCCTGCCCGTGGAACGTAATCCGCTTGCATGACGGCTAGTACGTGGACTCATGACGGGTATCTAGTTGCTCCATCGAGGTTCTGTTGAAGCCCACCCTCAACAGGACACTTGATTACTCGATGGCGCGACCAGATCGACTGTCACACAACTAAATAACAACTGAACAAGGAATCATCCATGGCACACAACGGACCTGAATCACTGCCAAACCAACCGTGCATCGACCATCTAGCAGACACGGTGGACCTACGCGCAGACATCGCCAAGCTCGCACTCATTCTCGCGTTCGAGGACACGTTCAACGAGGTAGATGAGCGCCTGATTACACGGGAAGAAGCACTTGTCCGCATGGAGGCATTAGCTCCGCACATCTTGCATGGTGCCTACCGGGGAGGTGCGGCATGAAGCTCTACTTGCGAATAGCATTCCTATTCTTCTTACTGATCGCAGTCGGCGCAGCCTCCTCGAACTTCCTACGCTTCGCTTTATCTCATGACTGGGGTGGAGCATTCCTGCATCTCGTTCTGCTCGGATTCTGCACATCAGGTGCCACAATCGAGTATCTAGAAATTAAAGCCACATGGGGAGATAAGAACTAATGGACGAAGATCTATTTGAGCTATGTAAGGAAGTGTATGAGAAGACTGGCTGGGATAAAGAACCTGACGGTCGGCTATATATCGACAAGTGCTACTGGACGTACAAGGGCAGGTTAATGGATTCGGTCGTACAGCGATACAAGCTATTATCTGACCAATTTGTTTGTCCTGAATACACCTCCGACTACCTACTAGAGAAGTTACCGCGCAACATCAATGAAGCCACAAATGAACTCTTAGTCTCGCGGTGGGCTTCACGATGGCGCGCCTGCTATATGCCTATCAATCTCGGGCATTTCCCCGAACAGAGGACGGAAGCCGACACCCCACTCAAAGCCCTCCTAAAGCTAGTAATCGCACTAGATGATGCAGGTCAGTTAGTTGCTGCGGAGACAACTGCATGAGTGAGCGCTCCCCTACCAACGGTCACAATGAACCACCCCAACCGTCCCGCATCGAAACCGAGATCGCAGCCAAGTTCGCAGGCATCCCGAACGCTCAACTCATCCGCAAGATGGAGCACGCCCAAGACTTCGGCTACGACGATGAAGAGTTCGAACTTAACCGACGACTGAAGCTTGGTGGCCTCGCATGGCGATGGAGCGGGGACTTCTACCAGCCAACGGTTGAGGTGTACAAGCCGGAAGACGTTGATCAACAACCAGACACACAAGAGGAGGTGATATGACAACCCACTACAACTACAACCCTGAAGGAGTGCCACTCTCCCACCACGAAGACAGCGAAGAACAGCTGGTCATCGGGAGCGAGCGAGACTTCATTGATCTACAGGAACCTGAACTAGTACGTTCGATCGGCGCAGCAGCCCTCAGACGCGCCCAGGAGCAGTTAGGCGTGTACTTCCACTGTCGCGACAACTTGGAAGAGTACGGCCACGAGCCTAAGAGTCGCATCCGCAAGATCGATCTGGTTGAGAAGTATGGCGGGCAGCCATGAGCGTCTCAAGCGAAAAGGGCAAGTCCCTCGAAGAGCACATCGCCAAGACCCTCCGCAAGAAGCTAGGCGCAAGAGTCCAGCGGGACAAGCGAAGTGGTGCAGGTTCGCATCAGAAGATGGACCTGACCGACTGGCATATGGACACCCCGTTCGACATCGAAGCTAAGAACCACAAGACCATCGCGATCAAAGACTGGATGCGACAGGCGAAGGCCGGCGCGAGCTTGAATCGCATCCCTACCGTGGTGTTCAACGCAGATGATGATGTACTCGCCTGCATCCCGTTCGATGACCTGGTTAATCTCGCAGTTCAGATCCGAGACCTCACTGCCGAGATCGCAGACTTGCGCACACCGACCGTTCTAAGCGTCGGTGAGGCCGTCGAGAAGGCTGTGGCGATCAAACAACCAACTGGCGTCTCGACCTGCAGGAACGGCCACATAACAAGCCCAGGCAGCAACAAATGCCTCGACAAACACTGCGCGTTCAGCTCGACCTACAAGAAGCCGAAGGTCAAAAAGTAGCGCCCGATCGCGGGGCCACCTCCGTAGTCAGCCGACTGCGGAAGCACCCCACGATCAAGAAGGACGTGAGCACGATGGGTTCAATCCAATGCCTCATCATTCCGGCAGACCTCGATGTACTGGTACAGACGATGGAACTTGAACAAGGCGACATCAAGACTATGCAGGGCATCGTTGATGGACACTTCCAAGTACTCGAACTCGAAGCTCAGAAGGCATCGATGTTCGTGAACGAGGAGGGAAAGAACATCGGCCTCAAGATGAACCAGAGAGCGACGATGCTGCTCTGGCTCTCGGACAGTGTCTGGCGGTTCCAGGACGTCGTGGCAGGCAACGTGTTCATCATCGGACCACCGGACGATGAAGGCGACTCCACGTCCGTTCCGCAAGAGTTGGTGGATCTGCTGTTCAGTACTGAGAAGTACAAGGGCGAGGTCACCACTCTCAGCGATGAAGACTCCTGGAGCAGCAACAACCTGGAGTTCCCTGACTTCTGGGAGGCCGCACATAGCGTGCTGGAACTAGCGTCACGGTGGCAGCTCGTCAAGGAAGCTCGTGTCGTTGCCGCTTAGATCGTGGAAGTAAGACCCCGGCTCATTGCGAGCCGGGGCATTTCATGTCCAGACGCGTCAAAATTGAAAGCTCCTCGCTTCACCGAGACGAATCTCAAGGTGAAACGAGGAGCGTATTTAGTTGTGTAGATGAGACAGGGAGTCAGTCCGCGTTCGGGCGATACCCCTTACGCCGACCACGAAGCTGATCGAATGTCGTCAACTTCTCCGCAGGAACCAACTTCGCGAACTCGACAGCAGTGGCGAACACGTCCTGCGAAGTCCCATTTGCAAACCGAAGTTCGAGACTCACGAGGTTTCCCACTGTCTTGAGCGCCTTCAGCTCTTCCTGCGAGGCGTCGAACTGACGAGCCTCTTCGTGCTCGGGATGTCGGACGACGACGTTGACCACCTGGTCATCATCGAGCTCGATACCCGTAAGGTCAGATACGCGAACGCTTCTGAAACCCATTGCTCTCACCAACTTTCAAACTAGATGCGACACAACGACTTTTGCCATTGCGATACTTCTAGTTAGACATAGTTGAACCTTTAAGTAAATAGGGAAATGTGAGACAATAGAGGTACATGAAAGACGGATTTGATCTCGCTACCTACCTCGCGAAATCCACACAGGCTAGTGGGGTTCCATTAACCGTCCGTCACGCCACGGCAGTCAACGCGATCACCCGACTACTCGCATCTCAGTAGTGACCAATTGTCCTACCCGCACTTCAAATCGTCCAGCGCCGAGCCTGATGCAGCTACAGTCACGACATGAGCGAACCTCTATCACTGCCGGACTATGTCGAGCTCACCAAGCCACCGCGCGACTCGCTGCACGCAAGGGCGCTCGAGGCTTCACGCGTGGCCCATATGGTCAACTGCCTACCGCAGTTCATTGAGGACCCTGCCCTGCCGATTGTGGTACGTCAGGCATGCGTCGAAACCTTCTTCACCCACGTGCGATCGCTTATCGAGTTCCTGGAAATTCGGGAGGCCAAACAACCAAATAAGGATGACTTCTTTGCGAAGTCGATCGTCCCCGATTGGAAGCCAGTCATTGACAATGATTTACGTACCAAACTCAACAAGTGCTGGAAAGAGGCGAGTAAGCATGTGGCTCATTTGAGCAAGAAACGAGCTACAACTTGGACCGATGAGACGGAAGCCTCCTTGCAGCTGATTGCCGATGACGTACTGACCGTGTGGGACCAATACGCAGAGGCCGCCGCGCCAAATCTGTTCGCACGTAGACGTTCGGACCTGCACCCTTTCTGGGCCAGCGAGTACCCCACAACCGGAACCACCTAG